AGTAATCACATTGTGCATATTTTATCCTTACTTAAATTCGTAATAAATTAAAATTTATAGCAGATTCACTGAAACCCATTTCTCTCAATGAAGTTTCTTTTGATTTATTGTCTGCTATACCCATAGTTATGTATTTTTTCATATCGTCTGGAAGTTTGTCGGTGGGCCAAATTGCATAATTTACTGGTAGAACACCTACTTTCATTTTTTTCATAAAAATAGGCAAAACATCAAACAATAAGACCTCATGATCAAATACTTTTTTAGTAGAATCCGATGCATTTTCCTCACATTTATCTACCCAAAACTCAAGAAAATCAAAAACTATAGATTTGGGGGTTAAATATATTGGAGATGCTTTTGGATATTTTGGATTTATTAATTGTGGTGTCATTCCAGAATAAGCAAATATCAAATCACAATGATTTTCTTTATCGTCAAATATTGAAAGTTCATTATGAATAATCGAATCAACATCCAACCAAACTATTGGTTTATTTTTTAACCTAAGCATATCTAAAATAAAGTTAGGTTTTCTTAAACAATTCATCCTATAACTACCATTACTCTCTAATTTTCTTATGTCATATGGTATATTATGTTCTTTGCAATTATTTGCTAGGCGAGCAGCATGATCGCTGTAATAAGTATGTCCATCTATGTCAGAAAAAAATGATATAATTTCAGTTTTCATGATTTATTATATTATTATAAAGAATGTCATCGGAAGACTTTAACGCTCTAACTCTTTCTAAATTATCTTTAATTGCTTCTAATTTACTCTCATATAAATCTTGAGTAAGTATACTAGGATCAAAATCTGATGTCAATTGAATTATTCCATTTATATTGAAGTGCTCAGATATATCTGGAGCTCCCCAATAAATTGGTATAGTACCAGAAGCAAAACAGTCAGTTATTTTTTCAGTATAGTATGTGGAATAAGAATCATTTTCCACCACTATGGAAAATCTATACGGAACCGTTGCAACGGATTTATCTGGCCATAAATTCTCACCATAACCAAATCTTTTACTTCCAGCAGCTCCACCATAAACATCTATTGTGTCCTTAAATTTATCAGCAATAATATGTCGTATGGTATGACCAAAAGTCATTTTCTTGGGAGAAGCAATCAAAGAAACATTTTTAGTTTTCAATGGTAGATCTCTATAGATGCTCAACCAAGGCAAATTACTGCCTGCTGGACTATAAAGTATGTTTGGATATCTACATAAACTTCGCTCGGAAACAAAAACATAATCAAAAGATTCACTTATAGTTTTTAACTCTTTTTCAAAAAATTCTCTAGGAAAGGAAAGATGAAATATAGCCCTAGATTCACAAACCCATGCTATTTTTTTCTCTCCTTCTTTCTTTGGTTCCTGTAATCCTAAAGCAATACCACGATCAATGTAAACCTTTATTGGTCTATCTTGATCAGTCCATCTAAAAAGTTCTGGTAGTTTATTGGAACACGAAGAATATTCAACTGGAAACGGAGCACCTATCGCTTGTATCTCATTCATAAAAATATCACCTTCCTATATGGTATTTAGGTACGAGTTCCCAGTCTCCCTTCTCCTTATGTGAAAGAATTTTTAAACGAGCAAGACTTAATTGTTTTTCATATTCACTTGGATCTATTGCCTCAACTAGGCCCCAATCAACTAGAAGTTTTACAATTGTATTTCTTCTCATTTCGTCTTCTTCGCTTATGTCGCTTTCCAGTCCATCCATTAAGAACATTTCTTTAAAATGCATAATGGCATATCTACCCCGTTTGTGTAGAATGTGGCAAGACTGATATAATTTCTTTTCATGCTTGGACGAGACGCCTAGGCGAGTAAGAGTTTCCTTGACCTTAAGGAAGTCTTCTTTATTTTTGAGTTTAATCTCAACACCCAAACCGTCAAAAATATCATCATCATTTTCCATAATATCTCCGTAATTTACGGCAATATTTATAAAAAACTCGATTTACAATAAAAAAACCCCGCTTTCGCGGGGTTCCTTTTAAAATTTAGTTTGAATCAGACTTCACTTGGAGTCTTATTACAGACTTCGGTTCGGGCGCTACACTTGTTCTTAAGGCAATGTAGTGATTCGTCAATACGATCAACCCGGCGTTCAATCTCAACAATGTAATCGCTCTGATAACGCTCTTCGATGCGAGAATTTAGTCTGAAGTTATCATATGCAAGAAAAATAAACGAAAGACCGGCAAACGAAGCAACCACATTAAATTCTGAGCACGAGAAATGAAGAACTACTGCGGCAAAAAGCGAAACAAAAGCAAGAAAACGATAGCTAAAATAATTAGACATTTTTAAATCCTTATAAAGACGCAAATCAACTGGAAGTAGAGTTATTGGAGTTTTTTTCATTATAATCACCATTCATCACTTTAAGTAATAGATTTGCAATTTGATCAAGTTTCTTATTTTCAAGGATGAGGTTGACCTTGATCTTATCAACTTCCCCCTTCAACGATTGTATAAGTTGTATTTGTTCTTGGTTTAAATTTATCAAAGTAACAGAACACTCCATTTTATATCATAAGTAGCACCAGAACCAAGTGTATATGCGTCTGTCGTTTCTTGTATATTTACCGTTATTGAATTTACTCTAAAAGGTAAATAATACAATCCATCCCTATAAAATGCCGATGTGGTAGATGCAGCACCACCCAAAGGCTCTGCAAATTGATCCATTTCAAAATTTGATATTATAGCCTGATAATCGAGTTCAACTGAATATAATGCATTTTCTTCAAAAATAGAAACCAAACAAGAAGAATGCTTAAATGAACTTAAATCTATAGTAAATGATTCATTTGATCTCAAAAACATCACATTTATTTGCTGTGTAGTACTAACAATACTATGTAGTCTTGTCGGAAAAAACAAAGCTCCACTATTTGCAATAAGTCTTATACTAAAATCATCAGTTCCATTACCATCAGGTTTCATAAATTTAACAACAATAGTAGCAGTCGATGCGCTAGTGTTTGAAAGTATAAAAGATTTATGTTTTGGAATAGAAGTAACTGCAACCGGCGATGATCCACTTATTCCTGAGATTGGATTAAAATTCATGTATTTTCCTTTCTATTATTTATGCCCACCAGTATTTAGGTGAGATTTAATTATAGCAACCTGTTCGTCAGAAAGCAAGGGCAGAATTTGTTTTGCCTTTTGAATTGAATACCCATAATACTGCTTTATTGCATCAATATCTGGGTTCTCTTCCTGTTTTGTCCACTTACTGAATCTACTTCTCCTTGAGAGTTTTTCGCGCAAATAATCATATTGCATCTTCTTGTCCAAATGCGGCATCAAATTCATTTGATTTGCATAAAAAACAGTATCAGGAAAATAAGATAGACACCTATTTGTCACAAATGGTAGGTAATCCTTTTCGGCAAGAGGATCTTGTTTGATAAGATCCTTCTTGTTATAGTTAATAGAACTTAGAAAATCACCCAAAGACGGCATTATTTAAACTCACATCTCATCATTAGTTCGGTCATACATGCTACAAGATTGATTTCCTGATCCGCAGCGAAGGAAGACTTGTATTGGTACTCAGCAAGCACCAGAACCGCTTCGGGGATGCTAGGAGGACTTAGGAAGTCATACAGACTGTCGTACACCTTACGGAAGATCTCTGTCTGGGAATTGTCTAGATTCATTACCACCCACTTACGAACCGCTCCAAAGTCCTTGGAACGCATCGCAGTGATAAGAGTCTTCATATCCAGTTCCACGAAATTGGACAGGATGCCCTCATCAATTACACCAGAGACAGAATACCTCTGAAGTTCGTTAATAATCCTACGGAAGTCGGGAAAATGCTTCGCAATTAGCTGTGCCAAAACGGCAGAATCACTAACCTTGATCTTCTCCTTCTCCAGAATCATATTGATTCTTCCGAGCATCTTTAGGGCAAGTGCAGGTTTTTCCTTCTGTGGAATCTTAAACTCAATGCAAGTACACCGAGAATGAATTGGTTCGATAA